CAATTGTTCTTAAACTTAGTACCATACCAAACCTTTAATAAGGTTTCTATTACATCTGATACTTCACAAGCTATTGTATCTGCTTTGAAATGATCTCCATTAGCTCTATCCATATACTTATGAGGATAGATTTTTATTATATACGATTCCATATTATTATTTTTAAGATTTGGGTTACTAATATGCTCATTCTATATAGAGAGAGTATAAGAATTATAGTATAGACTACCATAAGAGCTTCTATCTTACAGTGTGTCCATAAGTACTCTTATAATAGCTATATCCTTTATATGTACCATTAATACATTAAAGTGGTAATAAGTGGTAATATGTGGTAATGATGATGACTCATTGAGTAAAATCACTGAACACAACACTTTTTTTCTTTTTTTTGTGAAATAAACACGGATAAACATGAAAGGATGATAGTGATCCAGTATTTATACCATTTATTTGTTTAAAAGAGGGGAAAACAACCAAGTTGAGGAAGGTTTGACTAATGTTTAATCAAAAACTTAGTGAGTGACCTTCAACTCAGGTGAGGTTTGGTTGAGATTGTATTATATACCTAACAAGTTGCCTTTTGTACATCATCCTTCTGTGTACCCGCTATCAGAGACTGTCTAGGGACTTACGTACTCCAACATTATTCCTAATGTTCATACCCTTTGGTTTGTATACTTTCAGATATTTCAGACAAAGAAGAAACCTAGAAGGATTCCTCTTTAGAGTTAACAGAGTTTTACTTAGGATCTACGTAGTAGATATCTCTGTCATATTTCTTCTTAGACTTTGGATTAGGTGGAATTACATCAGATGAGAATTGGAATTCAGGTAACTCAGTACCAAACTCAAACTCTTTTGGAGTACAAACAATTAACCCTAATCTACCAGAGTCACTATTTCTACCGGTCCAGACACCGTCTAACATTCCAACAGAACTTCTTTCACTTGTGTTTGGTGGTGTGTCAGTCACCAAGATTGATTTTTGTAGACACTTAACAAAATATACCATTTTAATAATTTTAATGGTTAATAAAAATCCCCTTACGGTACTACATGAAGAATGTTAGGGGGTACCCACTCTCCAATTTTTAGCGGGGGAGCAGATCATAGGGGCCCCTTGAACACCTAATACATATAAGAATTACCAGTACGGACATTAATTTTGTATACTCAGGTGTACCCAGGAATGTAAAAGCTGAGAGTAGAAAAGTTGGATATGTTTTGGTTTTTCCGTATATTATTATATGAGGAAGTTAAAAAACAGTAATGTGGAACGTTATCTAGATCTCGTAAAAGAAATGGGTGGTAACGGTGAAGGTCAAGGCGGTAATGAAATGAATCAATTTAGAAGAGGGGGGAGTTTACCAACATATGGAGATGGTTCAGGGATTGTATCTACTTTACAAGATACAGCTACTGAAGTCTCAGATGTTTATAATACCATAACTAATCCTTCATATTCAAATGATAGATTTAGTATTCAGGGAAATATAAATCCTGATGTAAATGTAAATTGGAATCCTGAGGGAAATCTTACTCAGTGGGGTAGTCCTATTATTGATATGGGACTTAGTGGAGGAGTTGGTGGATCTTATAAATTAAATGATAGGTTAACTTTTGATGCATCTGCAAACTATGAGACAGGAAATAAACCCTCATATTCGGCAGGCTTAACATATAATTTTAAACAAGGGGGGAGTTTACCTAAGGCTCAGACTTTAGGGGAATCTTCTTATAGTGAAGGTGAATGGATAGATGGTATGTTTTATCCAAATCAAGTTCAGTCAGAAATGATTAAAGAAACTACATCTAATACTGATAAAACTTATACTGGAAATAAGAAAGCCGTTATTTTATATGATGATAATGATACACAAGGATATTTTTCTAGTGACCTAGAAAGAATGACACCACATCTCAATAAAAAATATGGTGAAGGTAATTGGACTGCTCATGGAACAAATACAAAGTATAATGATAAATACAATGCTGATCTAAAAACTACACAGGATGCACTAGATGCAGACCCTATTGAAATCCAAAGGAAACTTTGGTTTAAACAGTATATGAATAATGAAATGGATGGAGAAGAGTATGACAGGTTAAAAATAGCCCAACAAAGTAATGAAGGATATGGTGCTTACGAAACTCTTAGAGATACTAATTCTGATATGTTTAATCTCCGCAACAAAAATAAATTAAGTAGTGCTGAAATTGCTACAAGATATGGTTCATATATTGAAGGGATGGATCCTAACGGTGAGATCATAATAATGCAACATGGTGATGGTAAGATAGGTCAAATTATGCCTTCTGAATTATCTCGTATACGTAATAGAGAAGATCAGGGGGGAGGATATACTAATACTCCAGGAGTAACAGACACATTTGCAGAAGTACTAAAAGAATATTTACCTGAAGATAATAATGTTGTTTGTTATATGGGATCTTGTTATCAAACAGATGAGGCTTCTGAAATAACACAAGAATCAGGAGTTACTACAAAATCACAATTGGGATCATGGGCGGGATTCCAAAATAGAGAAAAACAATATGGTACTGATCAAACATTTGATGAAATGTTTTTTGATCCTAATGATTTTTCAAAAACAGGTGGTATATATCAAACATCAACATTAGATGAATCAGGTAATCTTGTTAATACTAAAACAGGTAAATTTGCACCAAGATCTTTTAGTAACATTCTCTCAAGTACCAATGATGATAGAGGTTTGAGTAATGAATGTAAAGGATGTCTAACAGAAGAAGAAATGATAGAACTTAGTGGTGAGATAGAAAGACTGTTTTCAAAAGATTATGAGAAATTAATTAATGAAAAAGTAGCAATAGGAAATGATAAAGAAAAATTAGAAGAATGGTATAATAATCTTATTAAAGATTTTAAACAAGGTGGGTCTTTACCAAAAGCTCAAACAGGTATTGAAAAGTTTCAAGAAGGTGGATCTAGTATTGAAAAACTAAAGAAATTCTTTAACATATTTGATAACTCTGACGAATCTGGTATTGATGTAATTGAAATGTTTTTAAAAGGAAAGAAAGGAGAGTTTCAAACTTATGAAGAATTAGGATACGAACCTGAAGGAACTGAAAAGGACGGTAAGTATTTACATTATACTGAAGATGGACCCCAATGGTTAGATCATCCAGTTCAGCTTACATTAGAACAGAAAATGTCTGAGGGATTACAGTTTGAGAATCCAGAAGTAAATGATCGCTATGAATATGTTCCTTGGGATGATATAGGTTGGGTTCCTGTAGAAGAAATTCCTGATGCTACTAAAGTAAAACAGATAGATGTAGGATTTGGGTACCCAAACAGGGAAGAAAAGAAAAAATTGACAAAAGAAGTAGATTACTTCTCACCTACAAAAATCCCTCCAATGGGTATGCAATCACTTCCTACCAATATTGATGATGACCAACTTATAAAGGCACCACCATACGATTTGATTAAACATGACTCTGACTATTATACAATAGAAATGAGAGGTAAGCGTGGAGGACGGTATATAAAAGGAGATGATGGTAAATCTGAAATAAATTTAAGAGATCAAGCAGGTAGATTGATTTGGTCAGGAACTCAAACAGAATATGAGGAACTGTATGGAGACTTTCTTGAAAGAGGAACAACTGAGTATGGGGATAAACGTAAATCTAGATTATATCTAAAAAAACAATACGGAGGTGAATTACCAATAGCACAAGAAGGTTATGAAACTTGGACAGATCAAGAGCTTATAGATTATCAAAAGAAAAATTTCCCTGATATGTTTAAATCAAGAAAGAATAGAGGAGAAATTAAATATAATAAATGGGATATAAATCGTATAAGGAGTCATATAGAAAGTACTATAAGACTAGAAAAAAGAGATGCTGGGTATGCAAAGAATACTGCAGATAGAGAAGAGAATGCAAAACATAATAAAACTGCATTTGGACATTTAATGAGTGGTGTTCAAGGTGCTTATAGTGCTGGAAAAAGAACATATGATTATTTTACAGGTGATGATACATGGAATGATGAACCTGATTTTGGTGTAGCATTTAATAAAGCACGTACAGAATTAGGAGATAAAGGAGAATTTCTATGGAATAATCAATTAAAAACTACAGCTACAAAAGAAGATTATCCTGATGAGATGACTAGAGATTTTTGGGAAGTTATCATACCAGCTGATCCAAGATTTAAAGATTATCCTGGCTCAATACAAAAATTAAAAGATTTATGGATAGAACTTGGTATGAAACAAATATGGACAGATCCAAATGGTAGATATGATCCTGATGGTATTCTTGGTAATTGGGAGGGTACTACACAAGGTTCAAGACCAACAACTAGAACTTATAATAATATTATAGATCTAGGTAAGACTAATAATAATATAACTAATACAGGTGGTAGATTTGATACAGTAGAAAGTTTTGTAGATGAACTAACTCATTTAATGTTCCTAAGTAAATATAGTGATGAAGATAAGGGAAAGTTTGAAAGATCAGGTGACTGGTTTGCTAATGAAGGAAGAACTATGCTTGTGGATGGAATTAAAGGTAATTTTAATGATTGGTTTGGTACTCAAGATGAAAAAGAAAAATGGTATTCAGGTAATTCTCAAAGTGATGTGGAATTATATCTTAAAAAGTTTGATGATGAGACAAAAGATCTAATAAGAGAGTATAAAAAGAATCCTAATCAAAAGACATATAATAATTTAACAAAACACGCTAAAAACTTTAGGAAATCCAAAACTGAAGTAACATTTGGAGAATGGAGAATGGATGATCCAAAATCATTTACAGATCACTTTGCTGATGCCTATGAGTCAACATATTATACAGAAGGTACTGAAGAACACAAACATAAGCATGGAAAAGTTTTAAGTCCATTTACAGGTAATCCTATATTATGGAATGGTGAGGAAGTTGAAGGAAATGATCTTGCTCTATGGGCATTAATAGGTCTTGATCCTGAATGGAGGAGTTTAGATACTTATATGAAAGAAGATGGTGCAGGAACAGGTGCAGGTAGACATAAACAGGGTTCACTTGGTAGAAAAGACTATTATGATCAACAAGATTGGGCTTATGATAAGACAATAGATATTAATGCAGGAGTAGCTGGTACAGATACATATAGAGTAAATAGAGATAATGGTAATTTAGAGTTAGATAATCTAGAAAAGTATCCATATTTATCTGAAGTAAGAGCTCAAGAATATGTTAATCAAAATATGGGATTATTTCCATATGTAGATGGTAAACAAACATTAGATAAATCCATATCACCAAATCATTATGAGTTATTTAGGGGAGTAGAATCTTATACAAATCAATTTGATGATATAATGAAAAGAATTGATCAAGAAACTAAATTTAGACAAATGAATAATACTTTTAATGTTGATGAATATAATTTGGACCAGTTTAGAGATATCAATACTATATTTCCTGACTATGGATATGACTCAGATATAAAACATTTATATAGAAAGGGAGGAGAAATAGTTAAACATACAATAGTAAAAGGTGATACTGGTAAGAGATTAAAAGCCATGTATGGAACAGAACTAAAAGATATACTTAAACATAATGATCTAACATATTTTAAATTGGGTGCAGAGATAGAGATACCCAAGTTTCAAAAGAAAGGTTCGTTTAACAAAAAAGTCAAAAATTTATTTAGAACTAAGAAACAAAAGAAAATAGATGAGCTTCATCAAAAGATTGAAGAAGGTACTTATTATGAAGAACCTAATGAAGTAGTTGTAGATGAATTAGATACTTATGGTGATTCATATAATTTATATGATATAGATATTAATGATGAAGATAAAGGACATGAATCTACAAGTTATAATGATTATGTTAAAAATATTGAGTTATATGGAATAGATGTTGCTAATCAAATATATATGAGAGAGGGTAAAAGTAAATTACCAACTGAAGTTATTCAATCCAATTCTACTTTAGGTTTTGATCCTCATTCAGGACAATTTAATACTATAGATAAATTAAATAAGAAATATAATGTTGGTATTGAAGGTAAGAATTATCTTCCTGAAGGTTTTGATTTTAATACTTATGATCCAGATAAAGCCTGGTTAGATACTGCTCCAGGAACTGTTAAGGAAATAGAAATTAATGATGACAAACCCACTAACATAAAAGGATCATTAAATAGTGGTGATATATTAAACGGTTGGACTCCTGAATGGACTCTTGAAGAATTAAAACACGCAGCAACTCCTGATACTTGGGATCCATTAATGATAGGTACTGGACATTATTATAATCCCCTTAATCCAGCAGCAGCTGCAGGTTTTGCACAAGAATGGAATTGGTCTGATAGAGTTCATGGAGATGGTCTTGGAATTGTAGATGGAGCTTGGAATTATTATAATAATATAGATAATAATAGAACTTACGATCCTTCATGGCGTTTTGGAAATGATGTTAGAAATATAAGTGATAAAACTGGAACTAATAGAGTATTCTATGCAGATGAAGATGGTAATCCTGTTGGTACACATTATACAGATGGTACTCCATATACTCAAAGAATTATTGATTGGGCAGGTGAGAATACAGATCAAAATTTAGCAATGACAGATGATGGTAGTAAAATACAAGAGAAGTATGAATTTGGAGAAGACATGTTATATAAATATGTTCCAGTTGCAACAGCAGCAGTTACAGCACCATATTGGGCTCCAGAAGCTTTTGCATTAGGTTCTGCTAATCTTACAAGATGGGCAGGAACAAGTATTTTTGATGCTTTAGGATATTATGGAGGTTATTTAGGTGCTACAGCTTTACCAGATGATATTCAAGAATTTATTGATAATCCTTCTTGGAGTGCTGCTGGTGATATAGGATGGGATATATTAGGTGTAGCTGGTGGTATGTTTTCTACTTATAATTTGGCTGGTAATTTTAGACATGCAGACAAAGTAGATGATGTGTTTAATGTGGTAAAATCTACACCTGCTGATGATATTATAAATGCTAAAAATGCAAAATTAAATTCAGAGATAGGAGTTGATGATTTGTATGTCAGACCGGGTACTCCCGCTAATGTAACTACATCAAATCCAAAAGTAATTCCATCATCTACTGAAAAAGTAATTCCATCATCTACTGAAATAGTTAATCCAAATAAGATGAGTCACATTAAGTTTGAAGATAATGTTATACAAGCAACAAATAAACATGTAACTCAATCATATAATATGCCTAAAGCGGAATTAAAATTTTCTCTTACAGATGATTTTGTTACACAAAGTAACTATAGTAAGGGACTTTTAAATAATGAAGCAGGTATTAGAAATTCTTATATACAGCCATTATCTGGTGAAGGTGATGATTTAGTAAATTTATACAGATTTGGTAGGACACCAACAGGTCCTTCTCTTGGACCAAATAGTAATATGCCTGGATTCTATACAACAAATCCTTTTGGTCCAAAGGTATATCAAAATTTTAGAAGATACATTAAACCAGGCGAAGATGGAGGTGTATTTCAAGTAAAAGTACCTGCAAAAGATTTAAAAAATTATTATGCTAATTATAAAACAGGAGATCATGATGCAGTAGAAACATTATTTCAAGAATTTTTATTTCCTAGTAGTATTACTGATGATGCAATAAACATAACTAAACAGTATGATAATAACTCTTTTCTTTTTAATTTGAAAAAATATGGAGGTTCATTACCTAGATATAAACTAAGAAGAAAAATATAATTGAATAATAATTAGGAAGTTATATATATTTATTTATAACTTTGCAACCAAAAAGTAATATATGAAAGATCCAATTGAAGGTTTTAATGAAATGTCAGAAATAGACAGAATAGAAGCTGAGAGAAAGCTATTAGATACAGCTTTTAGAAATTCATATCATATCATAACGGGGAAATTAACATTTGAAAATATTATAGAAGAGACAGGACAGTTCTTAATAGCACACAATCCTGATTCAAATATCAAAAGAGATGATTTAATAAATATGATGGGTTATTTCACTGAAACAGAAGAGTATGAGAAATGTGCAAAAATTAGAGATATAATAAAAACCAATAAACAAAAGAAAAAAGAGATTTCTACTCAAGGAATCAATAAGATTTTCAATAAATTTGTCAGAAGAACAAAAAAATAAATTACTTTAAACTTTATTTATTTAAACTTTTTTTGTATCTTTGTAATATATTAATCTTTAAAACCAATTTATAATGGCAAAAAAAATCAAAGAGAATACAACTCTAAATGTAGAAGAAAAAGCATCAAAAGAAAAAATGAATGCTAAAAGAGCAGAAGTTACTGCTTGGTACAAAGAAAGCATGGTACATCTCAAAGTTCAATTAGAATATGAAACAATTCTAAAGGATATTGAAGTTGCTAGAGCAGAAAGAGTTCAATCTCAGATGTTCTTATCACAAGCTATGGCTGGTCCAGAACAACCTGATACTATGCCTGCTACTGTAACAAACAAACAATCCACAAACTCACAATCACAAGCCGGGAGTGATTGGGATGCTAATGGTGACATAGCACCTCCTAAGAGAACACTTAAGCAGAAAACAAATGTATAGTATTGAAATGATAAAACGTGCCATGGCTCATAAGAATTATAAATTCTTTGAGTCTGGTTCGTATAATGTTAATATTATAGGGGTTAGAAATAGTGCAACAGCTGATAAGGTAACAAACAGATTTGATGATAAAATAACTTTATCTTATAAGGATGAAGATGATAACTGGCAATATCATGAATTTGATTGTACCACTGATCCTGGAACTCACTGGATGGATCATCCAATGATGAAGAATGTAGGGTGTGCTATATTAAAACCCGGACAATATAGAAAATCTCATAAGATTAGAAAACATCAAGGTAGATATGAAGCATTAGGTCAACAGAACCCTGTTACTGTTTATCGTGATAATAATAGAGATGATATTTATAATAAGAATACTGAAAATACAGATACAGGTTTATTTGGTATTAATATTCATAGAGCTACTAAGTATGCTGGTAAAAAATCTACTCAAGTAGATAAATGGTCAGCAGGATGTCAAGTAATAGCAGCTAATGATGATTATACTAAGTTTATGAAGATCTGCAGAAAAGCTAGAGATATATGGAGTAATAATTTCACATATACATTACTAGAATCTGATGATATACCTACATCATGGCTCTAGTAAATAAAGTTGATAAAAGAATTAAGATACAGAGAGATGGTGCTATTAAATATCAAATTATCACTTTCTGTTTCTTAAATGATATCCAAATTAGTTCGTCTGATCTTTTATGTTTAGCTGAATTAGCTAAATTAGGAAGTTCTGAAGTAACAACATTCTGTAAATCTATTTCAAAAAAGAATATTTTTAAAAGTCCGCAATCTTGTAGAAATGCTATTCAAAAAGCAAAGAAAAAGAAGCTGGTTATTAAGGATAAGAAGAATATTACAATTAATCCTGATATGAAAATACAAACAACAGGTAATATATTCTTAGATTTTAAAATACTTGGAGTAGACTAATGAAAAATAGATTAGTTGTAATATGGCCAGGATAAAATGAATATAGAAGAAGGTAAAATACACCTATCTCCTAAGAGTTATAAAGATTTCTATAAAGAAATTGCTGAAGAATGTGAAGTACATCCAGATTTAGTTGATGATTTAATTAGATTCTTTTATGATAAGGTTAGAAGAGAATTAGAAAATTTAAATTATTCTAGAATCTTACTCCCTAATCTTGGAACATTTATAACTAGGAAAGGTAGATTAGATAGAGCAATTAGAAGACATAAGGATATGTTAGGTAATATGGAAAAAATAACGTACAAAGGTTATCATGATCATTTACCTCTTAAAAGTAAATTAGATAAAATGATTAAAGCTTCAGATAGAATATCTAAAGAACAAAAACAAAAAAACCAATGGAGAAATGAGAATAAATAAAATATTAAATGCCGTAAAAAATATTGATAAAGTATATGAAGGTATTAAGAATAAGATATTTAAGAGATCTTATATTGAAGATATTGCTAATTATAGATGGAAACAATGTAAGACATGTCCACATTTAGATATTAAAGGTACAGAATGTGCACTACCTGGTACTAAACCTTGTTGTGGAAAATGCGGATGTAGTTTAGATCTTAAACTTAGATCAATGTCAACTGACTGTCCACTTGAAGGAGATGAAAAGAAATGGGATGTAATAATGGATGCTGAACAAGAAAGCACATTACTAAAGAATTTAGATAAACAAGATAAAAAATAATAATCATGGCTGTAATATTTAAAGAAAATGGACACGTATATGAAAGTTTAGATGAGAATCTTGAAAAAGATAATATTACTTGGACTAGTGTTACTACTTTTATAAGTAAATTTAAACCTAAGTTTGATGCAAAAGCGCAATCTAAGAAGTCTTGTAAGAATAAACGTTCAAAGTGGTACGGTCTTAAACCCAAAGAAGTTACTGATATTTGGAAAAATGAAACAGATCGTGCTATTAAGTTAGGTAATTGGTATCATGATCAGAGAGAGGAAGGAATGCTTGATTTTAAGACAATAGAACGTGAAGGGGTAGAAGTACCCATCATAAGACCTATAACTGATGGCAATGGTGTTAAAATAGCTCCAGAGCAGAAATTAGAGGATGGAGTATATCCTGAACACTTTGCATACTTAAAATCAGCAAAAATATGTGGTCAAGCTGATTTAGTAACAATTGTTAATGGTAAAGTAAACATTACAGATTATAAAACTAATAAAGAGATAAAAGAGAAAGGTTTTACAAACTGGGAAGGTATAACTTCAAAGATGTATAATCCATTATCACATCTTGATGACTGTAATCTTAATCATTATACTATACAATTAAGTTTATATATGTATATTATACTAAAGCATAACCCTAAATTAAAACCAGGGAAACTAGTTATTCAACATGTTTCTTTTGAAAAAGAAGGAGATGACCAATATGGTTACCCAATTAGTAAATATGTAAATGATGAACCAGTTATAAAAGATATTAAAATGCATGATCTTCCTTATTTAAAAGAGGAAGTAAGAGCATTAATAATGTGGATAAAAGATAATAAAGAATAATAATTTAAAAATTAATAACTATGGCAGCAGAAGTAGCTTATGTAACAATAACAGCAATTAGTGTTAGCAGAGATATTGTAAATGGAGAAATAACAGATAATTATATACCTTATACATTAACAATAGATAAAACTTTAGCTATTGGTTATGGTGAATATGTTAATTTATCAGCAGAGGTTGATCCTGAAAAATCAACCCTTTTTATTACAGGAATGGCAAATTTTATTGTTGTAGATATGACTTATACTGAGTTAGGAGATATAATTAATCCTGCTGAATAATAAATTATGTTAATAAAACTATTTGATATACAAAATGGAAAGGTAATACCAACTGAACATTGTTATACACTAAAATTTCTAAGATCTATTATGGATGAATATCCAGATACCTATTTAAATGTATATATGTATTTATTCTATATGACATGTCCGGATCCTGATATAAATCCTTTCTTTAATGTTCCTGAGGGAGATAAAGAAGAACTCATATTAGATGAGGTCTTTATGGTAGAATCATTAGAATGTCCAAAAATAAGATATGCATTAGATAAATGTGCTCAGTTATATGAGACTCCAACCTTTAGAGCATATAAGGGTATTAAATCTATGATTGATAAATTAGCTAAGTATATGGAAAATACTCAAATTGAGCATGGTAGAGATGGTAACATTAATTCTCTTGTTAGTGCTGCTAAGAATTTTGATGCAATAAGACAATCATTTAAAGGAGCATATAATGATATGAAAGATGAACAAAAAAGTACAGTCCGTGGCGGTCAGGGATTGGCATATGATCAATTATAAAAACTAATAAAAATGGCACAACAAATTATACCAACAGGAAACAGGATCTTAATCAAGCAATTAGCAGAAAAAGAAACTTACGGTGATACAGGTATTTATATACCGGATGCACAAAAAACTAAAGAAAATAAAGGATACATTGTTGCAATAGGTGATGAGGTAGAGGGAGTAGGAATTGGAGATTTAATTCAATATGGTAAATTTGCAGAACCTGTTGAAATGAATCATGAAGGAGAAAGACATCTCTTAATAAGAAAAGGGGATATTTTAGCAGTTATTATTGATGTATAAAATTGTCCCAACATGGAATAATGGTGTTTGGGAAGAAACGGAGTTTCAAACAATTGAAGACTTCAGAGAATTTATTGATTCAATTTTTAAAGAACCTGGTAAATATAAGTTTAATAATACATCTTTTATATTTAATGAGGAAGCAAGGAGGTTTAATGATGTAGGTTATTACTGTGATGCACCATTCAGGTCAAAAGATTTCAATAAATATTGGGAAGATCAAAAGAATAAATGTAGAACGGGAGTTATATATCATAATAAAGGAGAAACCTGGTATTTAACAAGAGACTATTATATGTGGTTAAACTTTCTTCCCATTTATGATAAGGAAGAAAAAGCATATGGATTTGCAAAAGTAAGAGATGCTCAGTATCATATGGCATTATATGAAATAATGGCTGAGATAAATCATAAACATGTTGCAATACTTAAGAAAAGACAGATAGCATCATCATACTTTCATATGGGTAAACTCTTAAACATGTATTGGTTTGAAGAAGGTGCTGTACTTAAAGTTGGAGCTGCCCTTAAAGATTATATAAATGATAAAGGTTCATGGAAATTCTTAGATGAATATAAGACATTTCTTAATGAACATACTGCATGGTATAGACCTTCTAATCCAGGTAAAGTTCTTTTATGGGAACAAAAGATAGAAGTTAGAATAAATAATAGAAAAACACATAAAGGTCTTATGTCTAAAATTCAAGGAGGTTCATTTGAAAAGAATGCAACAACTGGTGTTGGAGGACCATGTACTTTTTTCTTTCATGAAGAAGCAGGTATTGCTCCTAAGATGGATAAGACTTATGAATATTTACGTCCTGCAATGTCATCAGGTATGTTAACAACTGGAATGTTTATAGCTGCTGGATCAGTTGGAGATCTTAGTCATTGTAAACCTCTAAAAACAATGATACTATATCCAGAAGAAAATGGTATACTTGGTATAGAAACAGATCTTATGGATAATAAAGGTACTATTGGTATAGCAGGATTATTTATTCCTGAGCAATGGTCTATGCCTCCTTTTATAGATGATTATGGTAATTCTAAAGTAGAAATAGCTTTAAAAGAAATCAAAAAAGAAAGAGTAAAATGGAAGAAAGATCTTGATGGAGAACAATATCAATTAAGAGTATCTCAAAAACCTATAGATATTGCAGAAGCTTTTGCATATAGAAAAGAATCTATCTTTCCACAAGCATATGTTTCTAAACAACTTAGACGTATTGAAGATAAGGAATATTCATATGAACATATTAAACTAGAAAAAGATCATGGTATTATAAAAGCATCTACATCAAACAAACTTCCTATAAATGAATTTCCAGTAAATAAAAAGAGAGAAGATAAAACAGGTGTATTAGTTGTATGGGAAAGACCTATTAAGGATCCTGGATTTGGCACATACTATGCTTCTATTGACCCTGTGTCAGAAGGAAAGACAACTACATCAGACTCTTTATGTAGCATTTTTGTATATAAAAATCCTGTTGAAGTTACAAAAGAAACATTAGAAGGATTAGAAACTTTTATTGAAGGTGATAAGATTGTTGCATCATGGTGTGGTAGATATGATGATATAAATAAAACACATGAGCAACTATGTTTAATTATAGAATGGTATAATGCTTGGACATTAGTTGAGAATAATATATCCTTATTTATTCAATATATGATTTCTAAAAAGAAACAAAAATATCTAGTACCAAGATCACAAATTGTATTTTTAAAAGATTTAGGATCAAATGCAAATGTATTTCAGGAGTATGGATGGAAGAATACAGGTACATTATTTAAAAGTCATCTCATATCATATGCAATAGAATTTCTAAGAGAAGCAATAGATGAAGAGGTAGGAGAAGATGGTACAGTATATAAAACAACATATGGTGTAGAAAGAATTCCTGATAAAATGTTATTAACTGAAATGTCACATTATTATCCAGGATTAAACGTGGATAGACTTGTATCATTTTCAGCACTTGTAGCTTTTTCAAAAATTCAACAAGCAAATAGAGGATATATAAAACGTAAAGAAAGAGATAAGTCACTAGAAATGTTGGATAACACACAAAAATTCCGTAAATTAAATATAGGAGCGTATAGAAATATAGGAAGAAATAAATCAAATGGAGGACGTAGACCAAGATCTCCATATAAAAATTTAAAATAATGTTTGAATATATAACAACATGTACATATCCAATTGGGTTCTTTACATACCTATATGTTGAGGACTGCAAACAATTAATAGAAACAGAATATTATGAAGGTACTTAGTGCAATGCAACTTAAAAATGGAGCTAAAGCAAAGAAATCTGCTTTAAATGCTTCATTAACACAACCTCTTCAATTCATATCATCAAAAGAAAAAGATGATGATTGGACTGCATGGAATCTAGATTGGCTAGAGGAAAGGGGTATGGAATATTTAAGAAAAAATGCAAGAAAGATTTTAAAGAATTATAAACTTGCAAAAGGTATAATTGATAAGACTGATTATATTGTTGAAGAAGATAATGATTATCAAGATCTAATGGATGTTCTTACAAAGGAAGATGAGTCTGCATTAGAGTTAAAGTTTTACCCTATTATACCTAATGTTATTAATGTATTAACTGGTGAATTTTCAAAAAGATACAATAGAGTTCAGTTTAGAGCTGTAGATGATACATCATATAATGAGATGTTAGAATCTAAAAGAATGAAGATTGAAGAGAATTTATTAACTGATGCACGTAATAAATTAACTATTGAAATGATAAATCAAGGTGCTGATCCACAATCAGAAGAATTTCAACAAGCTATTGATGATGAAAATTTAAAAACACTTCCTGAGATTGAAGATTTTTTCTCAAAAGATTATAGAAGTCTAGTAGAAGAATGGGCATCTCATCAATTAAAAGTTGATGAAGAAAAATTTCACATGCATGAACTAGAAGAAAGAGCATTTAGAGATATGCTTATTTCTGATAGAGAATTCTGGCATTTTAAAATGAATGAAGATGATTATCAACTAGAATTATGGAACCCTGCTTTAACATTCTATCAAAAATCTCCTGATTCAAGATATATATCAGATTCAAACTTTGCCGGTAAATGTGATATGATGACTGTTGCTGATGTTATTGATAAGTATGGTTATCTTATGACTGAAGAACAATTATCATCATTACAAGAAATACATCCTTCTATTGCAGCAAAGTATCAATTAAGAGGTATGCAAAATGATGGTTCATATTATGCAGGATCAAAATCACATGAATGGAATACTACAGGTGATTCATTAGATTATAGAAGATATAATGCAAGTTGGGATAATAATCCTGGTGAAGGTACTGATATTGTAAATTGGATACTTAATGAAGGAGATGATATAAATAGTTGGGGTAATTCAGATATGATGAGAGTTACAACAACATATTGGAAAACTCAAAGAAAGGTAGGTCATTTAACAAGAATAACTACAGATGGAGAAGTTATACAGGGAATAATAGATGATACATATAAAGTTACTGAAAAACCTATATATAATACACATCTATTTAAACAAAAAACAAAAGAAAATGTTATTGAAGGTGAACATATTGATTGGATATGGATTAATGAAGTATGGGGTGGAGTTAAAATAGGTCCTAATGCTCCAACATTTGGTAATACAGAAGATTCAGAGGTTAACCCAATTTATTTAGGTATTAATAGAACTAAACCAGGTAGAGTACAATATCAATTTAAAGGTGATGACTCATTATATGGATGTAAACTACCAGTAGAAGGAAGAGTTTATTCTGATAGAAACACAAGATCTACATCTTTAGTTGATTTAATGAAACCGTATCAAATAGGATATAATATGGTTAATAATCAGATAGCAGATATTTTAGTAGATGAATTAGGTACTGTTATTATGTTTGATCAGAATGCTTTACCACGTCATTCAATGGGTGAAGATTGGGGTAAGAATAATCTTGCTAAAGCATATGTAGCAATGAAAGATTTTGGTATGATGCCTTTAGATACATCTATTACTAATACAGAGAATGCTACAAACTTTAATCATTATCAAACATTAAATCTAGAACAAACAAATAGATTAATGTCAAGAATTCAATTAGCTAATCATTTTAAAAATCAGGCATTTGAATCTATTGGTATTAATCCACAACGTTTGGGAGGACCAGTAGATCAACAGACAGCAACAGGTGTTACTCAAGCAATGCAACAATCATATGCACAAACTGAAACATATTTTGTACAACACTCAGATTATTTAATGCCAAGAGTTCATGAAATGAGAACAGATTTAGCTCAACATTATCATAGTACTAACCCTTCTGTTAGATTAACATATTTAACATCTGAAGCAGAAAAAGTCAATTTTACTATAGATGGAAAAGAGCTCTTACTAAGAGATTTTAATGTTTTTTGTACTACTAAAACAAATCATAGAGCTACATTAGAACAATTAAAGCAAATGGCACTTACAAATAATACTACAGGAGCAAGCATTTATGATCTTGGTAATGTACTTAAAGCTGATTCTATTGCTGAAGTTTCAGATATACTTAAAGATGCTGAACTTAAATCACAACAAATGCAACAACAAGAAATGCAACAACAGCAACAAATGCAACAACAACAAGCTGCTGCTATGGCAGAAGAAGGAGAGAAACAAAGAGCATTTGAATCTGAAAAAGCACAAGCTCAAATTGAAAAAGATATCACTGTTGCTGAAATAAGAGCAGCTGGATATGGAGCACAGTCAGATATTAATCAGAATCAAGAGAGTGATTTTGCTGATGCAATGAAAGATATACGTGGTAGAGATCAATACAGAGAACAAATGAACTTTAAAAGGGAACAAGCTGTTGTTAAAAACAATGCTACAAATCAAAAATTAGATATTGATAGAGAAAAATTGAGTACTCAACGTGATATTGCTAATAAAAATCTTCAAATAGCAAGAGAAAATAAAAACAAATATGATGTAAAAAGGGAAGATAAGAAGAAGAAAAAGTAGTCTTAGCTATATACTGCAGAAAATCTTTAACTAACTACCAAATTTATAAGGTTTAGAGAAAAAACTTTAGTATATTATATATGTAATAACCAATAATTAAAACCAAATAATATTATGTCAGAAGAAAAAAACATGGATACAACGAGTGTAGAACAAGTAGATGTGAACCTAGATGAGATCTTTAGTGGAGCTCCTGGGGCAAATTCTATTACACTACCAGAAGAAACAGAAAGTAAACCAAATATTTTTTCACGTGATGGGAATGTTGATTTAACATTTCTTGATGAAAAGATTGAGGAAGTTACTGAAACAGTTGAATCAACTGATGCTGAAGTAAAAACTGAAGCAAAAGAAGAAGTAAAAGAAGAGGTTAAGAAATCTGAAGTAACACCAACTGAGGTTGATGACATTCTTAATGAAGGATTAGAATTAGCAGAAGATGAAGAAGAAAAATCAACTGTTAAAGGAAGAAAAAGAATTGAAGGCATGACAGATGTCTTTAAGAAAATGATTGAAGAGGACCAAATTGTTCCTTTTGATGATGGTAAAGACTTAGATGAGTATACTGCAAAAGATTGGAAAGAACTCATTCAAGCTAATATGGATGAGAGAGGTAATAAAGTAAGAAGAGAAACACCAAAACAATTCTTTGATAGTTTACCACAAGAATTACAGATTGCAGCTAGATATGTTGCAGATGGTGGACAAGATCTTAAAGGTCTATTTGGAACTTTAGCTCAAGTTGAAGAGACAAGATCATTAGACATTAAGAGTGTACCTGGTCAAGAAAATATTGTAAGAGAATATTTATCTGCAACTGGATATGGTACTATAGAAGATATAGAAGAAGAAATTGAAATTTGGAAGGATTTAGGAAAGCTTGAAAAACAAGCAGGTAAATTCAAACCGAAATTAGATAAAATGTCTGAAGCTGTTGTTGGTAGAAAGTTGCAAGAACAACAAATGAAACAAGCACAACAACAAAAGGCATCAGAAAATTATATGGCTAATGTATACGAGACATTAAAAGAAGGTAAATTAGGAGAAATGAAAGTTAATAAAAAAACTCAATCTATGTTATATAATGGATTAGTTAGTCCAAATTACCCGTCTATATCAGGCCAAAATACAAATTTATTAGGACACTTATTAGAGAAGTATCAATTTGTTGAACCAAATTATACTCTAGTATCAGAAGCATTATGGTTACTTGCTGATCCTGAAGGTTATAAATCTCAGATTATGACAAAAGGAACAAATGCTGCAGTAGAACAAACAGTTAGAAAATTAAAGACAGCTCAAGCTAACAAAAATGCTTCTACTAATACTGCTAATAATGAGGGCTCTAGAAGTAGAACTAAGAAGAGAACACTTCCAAGAGGTAATAATATATTTAAAAGATTTTAACAACAACAACAACAATAATTATTAATTAAAAAAAAGTAGAAATTATGGCTGTACCAGCAAACGGACAAACACAAGTCCTAAACAATGGTCTCTTCCTCAGAGACACAAATTATAAAGCTAGTTCCCATATTGATTCATATCACTTAACTAATATGCTTGGTAACGCAGAACCAATGGACATGGGTCCAGTGGATTTGTGGGCAATGACGCAAAAGGTAGAAATGCCTTTATATCAAATGGCATCTTTTGGTGGTAAGAATACAATTATGGTGGACAATGCTCGTGGGGAGTACAAATGGCAAACACCTATATCACAAGAATTACCTCAGATTGTAGGTGATGTTATATGTGAAGGTGGTAGTAGAGATTTAGGTGCTGATGGTGTACCTTTTAAGATCAAATTATCCACAAGAGAGTTTGGTCATGGAGATATCATTACATATGATAAGTACAATGGTCTAGAATTATACGTTACGGCTGATGATATTACTCAGTCAGGTGATGGATGGATTTATACCTGTGAACTTGTCAATAATAATAGTGCTGCTGTATTAGATGCTGATAAGTATTTAAAGGTAGGTACTAAATTCTTTAGAAAAGGTTCTGCAAGAGGTGAGTACGGAGAAAGATTCTCTGATATTCAAGTAGGAACAGGGTTTAGAGAATTCTATAACTTTGTTGGAGGTGCTGAAGCACATGTTCATTATTCAATTTCATCTAGAGCAGACTTAATGCTTAAAGGAGGAATGAATGCTGACGGTACTGTACCTGTAACAGAGATTTGGAGAAACTTTGATCAAAACTTAGATCCTTCTTTATCTTCTATTGAAGGTATTGCATCAGTAATGGGTAAAGATTATGTTAAAAAAGCATTTGATAATGGTTCACTTTCTAGAACTTTCTTAACTGGAATGGAAGCTGCACACTTATCTAAAATTGCTAATGACATTGAGACTTACTTAATGTGGGGTAATGGAGGTAGAATTAAACAAGACGGGCCGGATGATTTAAGATTATCAGTAGGTTTATGGAAACAATTAGATAACTCATTTAAAAGAGTATATAACAAGTCAGCATTTAGCTTGGATATGTTCAAAAATGAATTATATAACTTCTATGCTGGTAAAGTTGAATTTGATGGACCAGATCCAAAACGTCAATTAATAGTTCAAACAGGTATTGGTGGTATGCAGTTAGTAAATGCTGCAATTTCTGCAGAAGCTAATGGAACTTCAATGACTGTAAATGCTGATAATATTGGAGCTATCACTGGAAAAGGAATGGATTTAGGATATGGATTTGCATATACTAGTTACGTAATTCCTTTCTTAGCTAATGTTAAGTTTGTATTAAACCCAGCGTTTGATAACTTACATACTAATGACATTGAGAATCCATTAGTAGATGGTAGACCTTTATCTTCTTATAGTTTCATCATTTTTGATGTAACTGACGAAGGAAGTGATAACATCCACTTATTGAAACTTTCTTGGGATAATGCATTGAAATGGTTCTATCAAAATGGAACTATGGATTACATGGGAAGAACTCAAGGCTTTGCATCATCAGGACACTTTAATGGTTACCGTGTAATGATGACACAAACAATGCCTGCTATATGGGTTAAGGATCCAACTAAGGTTCTTAAAATTGTAATGAAGAATCCTGTAACAGGAGGATCATTCTAATTTTAATTAACAATATGAAAGAAGGGGGAGCTTTATGCTCCTCCCACTTTCTTTTAAACCAATTAATAATTAAAAAAAACCAGTAGAAATTATGAGTAAAAATGATTCAGTAACAATTGTAGAAAAGTATCAACAAGGTAAAAGTCATTCCGTTGCTATACGTCCATTTTTTGATGCACAAAGAGATAATATGGGCTTAGAAAAATATAAAATGACACTATTTGAAGGAGTATGGCACCATGAGGCTTTAACATGTTTAGAGAGAAATGGTGTAACAAGATATGTAACAGGTTTAAATGAATTTGCACCTGAAGTAAAAATGTTATCTCCTGAAAAGAAAAAAGCAAAAATAAAAGAAATTAGAGAAGTGGTTTGTCAACTTGAAAAAGAATTAGCTTCAAATGTAATTGATCCAGAAGATAAAGACTTTTGGGCGAAGGTTCAAGTATTACAACCAAATAATAACAAATTCTGGGATAAAATATTACTTAAATGTAGTAATGATCCTCTTTATTTAGATCCAGTAAAAGATCCTTTTGATCTAATTAAACTATACGCTATTGAAGCAGGTGGTTTTTCAATAGTTGCTAAAAGTCTTGAAGAGGCAAAGGGAAAAGGTTCAAGATTCTATTTAGATAAAGTTAAAGAAACAACAGGTACAAGAACAAAACTATCTAAGATAAGAAATAGAGCTCTTGCATCATTACAAAATTTATTTGATACTGATACAACAAAATTATTATATGTAACTAAAGTTATTCATACCAATAGTATAGAATTCCTTCACACTACTCCTGTTGATGTATTATATGAAGAAATGGATGCATTTATTAATGGAGAACGTCAGCAAAAATCAAAGAAGAAAGCTGCTGAAGAATTTATAACTGTATCTAGTTCATCAATGGAAGATTTAAAAATTAGAGCATTAATTAAAGATTGTTTAACTAATAACCTAATGCAAACTAAATCTGATGGATTTATTATTGATAAATATTCTGGTGAGCAATTAGGAAAGAGACCTATTGAAGTTCTTGAATTCCTAAAGGATCCTAAGAATGATGACATATTAACAAGATATATGACTGAAATTGAACCTATTTGGAATTAGACAATGAATAATGCTACACTACAAATAAAGTTTACACAAAGGTTAAACAAATTAGCCAGTAATGACTATGATAATATAGAGTGTTGGCAAATTATTGAATCTTTTAATAAAGCACAAATTGAGTGGTGTAGGAGACAACTTCATGGTAATAATATGTATAAGGAAGGAGATGAGGCATCTAAGCGTAGAATAGATGACCTCCAACCTTTACTTACTAATCAAATACTTATTGGTCCTTCAAATAGTGAGTATTTTAAAGGAACAAATTTTCCATCTAACTATTTGGAATATAAGAGAGTAAGTACAGATGCAACTAATGAATGTTGTAAAGATCCAAGATCAATGACAGTTTATTTAGCAGAGGAAGCTAATATAGATCTTATAATGAGAGATCCTCTAAAAAGACCGGACTTTGAATGGGGTGAAACATTTTGCACATTACATGCAAATAATATAAAAATATATAGAAGGGATTTTGATATTGTAGATCCTGTATTAACATTTTATAGAAAACCTGTAAATATTGAGATCTTAGGATGTGTAGATCCATATACACAAGTTGCATCAGTAGCAGATATAGAATGTGAATTTAAAGATGATATAGCAGAAATTATTATTGATGAAGCTGTAGCAATCATTGCTGGAGATATTGATGCTGTAAATCAGTACATTAGAGGATCACAATATGCAGAAAAAAATAATTAACAATTTGTTTACTTAGTAAATAAGTTGTATATTATAGTATACAAGGATGAGGGTTCAGGTTTGACTCCCTTCATTCTGGTGAAACAAAGTCATTCTGTTTGTAAATAAATAAAGTCCTTTGAATAAAATAGGAGGCATATAAAAAAAATGAGTTATTTTAATCACGCATATAGAAAGAGTATGCTAGCAGCAGATGTTGCTGCTGATGGTGTTGCTACATCTGTATTTGGTGCAGGAGATATTGCTATTGTAGATGCTTCAACTTACAAAGCAATTGATCCAGCTGCGATAGTTATACCAGCTAACACAGATGTTTTACTTGTACAAGGAAACTACAATACTGTAGATACTATTGGAGGTAATCCTCTTCATGGTGGATATTCTGAGAGTATTAAATCAAAAATTATTAAACCGAAATTTATAACAAAAGTATGGACACAGGATTGTACTGCTGCTTGTGCTGCTGCTGATGTTACTGTAACTGTAAGTAATACGTGTTATCCTTGTGGTTCACATCCTCAATTAAGGATTGATCTTAAAGGTGATAATATACTGAGATTCTTAGGAAGAGACAGTTATTTTGTTGCTGACTTAACAGGATGTTGTGCTGCAGGAACAG